AGTTGGTCAACTGCTTCTTCAACTTCTTCGTCAGTGATTTCTTGAAGTACAGTATCCTCTACTTCATCTTGCACTTCTGACACCCGCACATCTTCAGCGGGCTGTTCATCTTGAACGGCGTCGCTTTCTCCGGCAGGTTCTGTATTTGTTTCTTCGAGGTCTTGCTCTGGTACTCCTCCGCTAATGTCGGATTCGTCGCGTACAGGAACCTCATCTGTGCTTTGCTCTTGAACGGCATTTTTACTGAAGTCTACTTTAATTGTACCATCATCATCGATGCTGGTCGCTGGTTTAAATTCTTCACTCATGATAAGATATTATATAATTGTATGTTTTTATTATTACTTAGGTTCGAAGGTTCCTAAACCGAAACCACCGCCAAGTATATCATTTCCAGACGATTCAAAGTTTTTTGGACCCGATTGATTCTGTCTTTGCTCAATCAATTCACTCTGTTGAGACGCCTGCATTTTGGTTCTTTGGTCTTTTCGGTCTTCTTTTTCTTGCTCTTTTGCTTTCTGTCCTTCAACCTCAACGCCTTTAAGTTGCATGTTATAGTTGAACTCAAGTTCCATAAGCTCTTTCTTAGCGGCAACTTCAGCTTGCATTTTTTGCTGCTCAAGCTGTCCTTTAAGCTGTTCAAGCTGCGCTTTAGTTTGGAACAATGCTTGGTCTTTTTGTACCTCAGCTTGTGCTGCAACTTGTTGTGCTTGTGCGTTTGCTTGTGCTTGTGCTTGAATATTAGCTTGTTGTGCTTGTTGGTCACGCTCAAGTTTCTTCTTGCGACGTAACTTCAACAATTGGTTAGCCAGCTTAATGTTCTTAACCTCGCGGATATCAATAGCATCCTCAAGGTCAATCAATCCTGCAGACAATGCTGTTTGGATGTTATTCTCTAGCAATCCTTTTTCTTCTTCATCAGGCGCAAGCTCTAGGAAGATACCAAAGTCGTATAGGTGCAATTCGGTAAGCTCGTCGAGTGTAGCTACATTGAATCCACCAATCTTTTGGATGAATGCATCTTTAGCATCACTGTATTCCAAGATGTCAGAGATACGTAGTGACAATGCTTCTGCAGTTTCGGCCGTTAAGAACAACCCTGCATCAAGGATGTGACGCGTTGCTGTATTAGAATTTGCTGCTGCCAATTTCTGTACACCTACCAATGCTCTTGAATCCGGCATAGAACCATCACGTGCTTCATTAAGACCCGTAACGTCACGAATCATCTGCAAGTAATAGTTATATGTCTGAATAAGTGTTTGTAGTTTCTGACCACCCGCCCCAGTCTGTAGTGGCTGGATTGGCACTTTACCAGGGTTCATATCACCCTCTTGCGTAAATGAGCGACCAATAACAGAACCCGTTTGGAAGAACATGTTAAGCGCTTCTTGTGGGTTGTAGTTTGTACCGTTACCTAAGTCAATTTCAGCAAGACCATCAGCGTCGAGGTAAACACCATCGGGCATCATCTTAGACAATACCTGTTGCATCTTTAGGTGCGTAAGCTGAATCATATCTGCAAAACCAGTACAACGGCTTACAATAGATTCGATACGACCTTTATACATACGCGGTGCAACAATACTGTAGTTCATCTTAACCTTAGTATAGTCGCTCTTAGGGCGTAACATGTTTTTAGCAATCTCCCACTTTAACAGCTTCTTAGAACCAAGAACCATTGCACCTTCATACAATACTTCAATAGAACGAGATAGCTTGCCAAATTCTTCGCTGTCAGCTGGCGGATTGTATTGGTCGTCACGCTCGATGGCTTTTTCAGCACCCGTAGATGTACGCTTCGTCTTGTATACTTCGTTCATATATGTTTTGTAGTTGAAGTACAAAACTTGAACTGTATTAGCGTCGCGCATATCATTATCCATCGCATACTGGTCAAACGTACTTGCATTTGAACGAGTATTTACCTGCTGGATTTTTTCTAGGTCGTCATTGGTTAGATTAGGGAACTGCTTCTTAAGCTCATTAATAGGTACCCACTTTACCTCACCAACATAATAGATGTCATCAAAGTAAGGAGACTCAGTGTATGAGTATACAAGATTTACAGGGTCTACATATTCTACCTTAACACCTTCTGTAGTGTTAAACGTGTTTTTCACAGCACCAATACCCAATGTAGTGATGTCGTAATAAACACGCTTCTTAATCAAATCGTAGTTATTGCCGGCGAGCAATGTGTTAATTGCTACCTCTTCAGCAATCTCAACGCCCTGCTTATAGCTGAGCTGCATATGCAACTCTAGTTCTTCTTGTGATTCCGGCAATGCCGTAGGGTCGTTCTCATAAAGATTAATACCAAATGCTTCTTTAGCATAGTCGTTAATCTCTTTAGTTTGCATATCACGAATGATAGAATCCATATACGATGTACGCTTCGCCACACCATAAGGGTCTTGTGAATATGCTTTAATGTCAAATGCGCGGTCTGCAATACCGTTTACAACGATGTCTACAAACTTCGATAAAATAGGTACTGGCTTCCAGTCTAGATTCAAATAAGACAAATCGCCATTGATAGACAATTCATCTTTGTACTTCTGTACACTTTGCTCTCCCCTGGCATATAGTCGTAAGTTATGGAAAGTACTTTGATTACTTTTATAACGGACCGTACCAGCGTTGCCTGAAAACCATTCTTGTTCAATGGCTCGTCCAACCTTAAGCCCGTATTCCGACGACATTTTTTCCGCGTCACTGGCTACTTGGCTTGGGAAGAAACTATTTACAACTGAATCAGCCATATTCTTATTTTATTATTTTTGAAGTAAAACCATCTTGATTATATCTAGCAATCCTTAGGTTTAGTTTTGTTTTCTGTTGTTCACCCACAGGTCTATATAAGTCTTTATTACACGCCATAATCGCCAAACCAGAGCTGATAGAAGCATCATATTTTGTACGATTATTAATATCAAATTTAGACCAGTCGTTTAGTGTATCGTTGAAGTACATTGTACCATACTCACCCTCAGCTACTTGACCTACAAATTGGTCGATGTACATTTCAATAGCAGCGGCGTGCGCTTGCTTAATGTCCATGCTTGAGTTCGGTATACCTCCAATTTCCTTTTCAGTTACAGAAAGCTTATTCCATAATCTGTCGGGTCGGTTCATCGAATAACCTCTATACCCTCTGCGCTTAAAGTGATAAAGCAGTCTAGGTTTGTTATTCTCGGCGAGTATTGGCATTCCATAAAAGACACATGCCATAAGCACGTCTTCAAAGAATATCTCAGCAGTCTGAGGCCTAGCAATGTATTCTAAAAAAAATGTACTAGGCGGTGCATCTTCCATACTGAATTTAGTCAGTCCGTGTAATGCACCTTTAGAGCCACGCCCGTCTGTCGTGCCCGAAATATCGTAACTATCACACCCAAATGCACCGATGTGGTCGTTGCCAGGGTATTTAACACCACCTTTAATTATTTGCCTGTTCTGTAAACTGGCATTCGGTATCCAAGATACTTTAAACCTTCCTTGTGGTGACGGTATAAACATCACTTTTGTATCGGCGATACCGTTAACCCATTGGAAATTACCGCGTGTTATAGTATTAGTATTACGCAAGTCGGCATTATAATCAATCTGCTCGTAGATTTTAGCCAAGTTAAAAATACTATTCTTAGTTTCATCGCGGAATGCATGGTCTGTTGTACGGGGAAACTGTCTGTAGTATTCGTTCAAAGCATCCTGGTCGCTTTTAAGACCTTCAACTTCATTCTCCCAGTAATCTATAACCCCAACTTCTATAAGGTCGCCCTGTGGCGTGTAAACAGCCTCAGATGGCGTATTAAAGACCGGAATACCGTATTCATCAATGAAACCTTCGTAGTTCCACTCCATAGGAATGAAAAGACTGTACAATCCAGACTTTGTTTGGCCGTTGGCGTTTCTCTTAGTAACGTCAGAGTCGTAGTACAACTTTTTAAAGTTATCACCGCCTTTATCCAATGCGTTCGATGTTGAACCCATCATACATTTGCCAATAACTCTAGACCCCAAACGCAAACACGTTTTTGTTACACGCCAGTTATTTAGGATATTGTCCGGCTTTTCCCACTTACCACTTTCATCGTGGACAAGCAACCTAAGCTTCTCACCATCGTAAGAGTTATCGCCTGTGTTCTTCCAGTCGATCGTTGTATCAAGACCTTCGAGCTGTATTCTTTCTTCTTGATTCTGTATGCTTTTACGAGTTAGCTTTGACGCGGGAACCCGGTACGCCAATTCCGTCTTCGGTCTATCCATACCATCTTGTATAGGTTTGAAGAAAAACGGGTAGTTGAGCGAGATGGGTACGACCTTGTCGGTAAACATCTTCTTTGCATCGGAACCTGACTTTGACAGGATACCGAATCTTGCATCACTTGATATTGTTGCTTGGTTGACGGTTTCACCTGATGCCATAAACGAGAATCCACTCCGTCTGTTTTTAAGGTAGCACATTCCGTAGCACCTTGTATCAGCTTTGCAGGCTTCCCAGAATATGAAGAAGAGTCTGTTGGCCTCTCTGTAATCTGGATTCCCGACATCAATCTTACTCCACTGCAAGTACATGTAATGAGTCCCAGTGATATAAGTAGGAACATCCTTGTTATAAAACCAATGGCCATTTTCACGGCGATTGAATTCTTCATCAATATAGCTTTCCCACTTTCCTTTAAACTCATCTGGATAACTTTGCCAATCAAATATGCTCTTGATGTTTTTAAGCTCCTT